GTTGAAGATATGCACGATGTTATAGATATGACAGACGGTAGACTACGACTAATCGCAAGAACAGAGAGCACAGCAGTATCAAATACCGCTAGGATTAATAGCTATAAGAAGACAGACCCAGAGGGTAAGGCAAGGTATGTATGGTATGGACCCAATGACTACCGAACAACTCAGAGATGTAAGAACATAATGAGGAGAACCAGAGCAGGTGTTAAATTAGATAAGTTAATCCAGATAGTAAAGGAAGAGGCAAACAAATGGGATAAGGATTTCACAGTTGACCCTAATCATCTAACAGCAGGGTATAATTGCAGGCATACAATATTAAGGAAGGTGTGATAATGGTTGAGTATGTAGATAGAAACCTAAACGAAAGACTAAAAATAGTCGAGGAAAAGGTTGATATGATTCTAACATTCCTTAATAAGACCCACAAGTTTGATGATATAGCCGAACAATTATCAGCAAAACCAAAAGGGTATAACATTCAGAAACATATCTTAGGTGTGGATAATGGAAATAAAAATAAAAAACCCTAAAATATTCTATAAGATAATTGATAGGATAATGGATAACATAATAGATGAGATATTTTATTTATCTCAGGTTAACATAAAAAGGAACAACTCAATAGATGAGGGAACACTTCTTAAAACAGGATATGTTAATAGGCGATTCTTAGATAAGCAAATAATATACCCTGTCTTATATGCGGATTATATAGAGTACGGAACAAGACCACACATGCCACCCGTTGATGCATTAATTGGTTGGGTTAGAAGGAAGTTAAGGGTCGATGAATCAAAGGCGAGGAGTATAGCGTGGAGTATAGCAAAACATATAAAGAAATACGGAACAGAACCCAAACCTTATTTGAGACCAGCAATGTATCAAGTTCAGCATAACTATAAGCAACATAAGGTTTAAATAAGGGGGAATACGCCATATAACTATGGAAATTAAGAACAGTGAGGAGCGGTTATTCGAGGGTTATGCGTCTGTTCAAATAAAAGATAAGCAGGGCGACCTAATCCCAATTGACCAAGTGTTAGATGTTCTACCTTACTATATGGATTTAGGTGGTGCGATAACTGATGAGCACACAGATAAGGTAGTCGGTAAAACACTCATGGCAATAAAGACCACTGTTAATAACATTCCAGCGATTAAGATTGTGGGTAAGATATCAAAATCCTTGCCCAGTGCTACAAGAACATGGGATAAAATAAAAAAAGGAATATATAAAGGATTATCTATTTCCGGATATATGGAGAATCAGAAACTCACAGACCTGTTAAGTATAGCGGTATGTGAGAAAGGAGCGAACCCTATGGCAACGATTGAGGTAGTAAGTGTGGCGAAAGCAGAAGCACCAACTACAAGTTGGGATAATAAATATTTGAATGCAGACGGCAGTTTTAAGAATGGTTTTGATGGTTGTGTTGATGCAATGATGCACAGACCAAATAAACCACTACAAGAAGAGAATGCTAAAAAATTATGTGCTTATATTGGAAGACAAACAGGAAATATCGGTAAATCCGGTATTGATAGTTTGGCGAATTATGAGGTTGATAACATGAATAATAAGGAAGTAAGAAAACAAGAAGTTGTTGCACCTCCAAAAAAGGAAGAGGTTGTAACACCACCAAAAAAGGAAACAGTAGAACCAGAGCAGAAACAACAGACGGGGCCAACACTACAAGAGGTTTTAAGTGCGGTTATGGAATTAAAATCTGATGTGGCAGAAATCAAAGCAAAGTTGGAAAACAAACCAGAAGAGACAGAACCACAGACAGAGGAAGTTCAACCAGTTCAACAATCAGCAAAGGTTGATAAAGAAGAACTTAAAAAGGAAATTGTAGCAGAGGTTAAAAAATCTCTTAAAACATCGGATACTCCTAGGGTAGAAGTTGCAAAAGAGGATAAAAAGGAAAGTTATAATTATAAAGATATACTTTCAGGCAATATAAAATTATAAAGAGGTAGATTAAAATGAATATGAAAATAAGAACAATGGAGGATTTATATAAATTCTATTATGGAGACATAACAAATATACAGAAAGCAGATGCAGACCTATTAACAACGACTACAGGAGCCCACAGTTCTAAATATGGACCTTATGCATGGGCACAGGTAAACAACGTTCCTAACTTGTTTAACATCTTGCCAAAAGAGGCATACACACAGACAGGTTATAAGGCGATGACAGCATACCCAAGTTATACTGCCGGAGTTTCTGAGGGTGGTGCTATTCCAGACACAATAAAACCAACCTATGCAAACGTTCAGGCAAAACCAAAGGAAGTTGTGTCAGCATTCGCAGTGTCTACTAAACAGTCAGTATTGGCAAAGGCAGGAGTTGATGATGTTCTTGACCCAGAACAATTAAGGCGGGACATGGCAGAATTTCACAAGAAAGATATGAACGTTATGCTAAACACATCCAACGGAACATTGGCAACTAATAAATTGGAGAGTATTGACCGGGTTGTTGGTAGTTATGCAGAGATTACCAATGCAGCACAAGCAGATAACAACGCATATACAGCGGGAGATTTGGATATCTACGGACAAGACAGAGACGCAGCGGCATCGTGGACAGATTCATATGTTAGTTATGCAACATCCGATAGGACCCTAACACTTGACTTAATAAGAACAGTCGTAAAAGGTGTTAAGTCATACGGAGCAAAACCGACATATATCCTAACAGGTACGGATACAGCCCAAGCAATAGACAATTTGGTAGATATGTATTACAGAACATCAGGAGCAAACATTGGTGGTAAAACACATTTGAGTGCTAACGGTATTCAAGAGCCAGGTAAAGAGGGTAACGTAGAGACAGCAACACTGTTCGGAATACCTATCGTTGAAGATGCCAATGTGGTGTCAGAGACCGGTGGTATATCTAGAATATATGTATTGGATACATCTGTAGAGGGTGGTAAACCAATATTGAGTTTAGGAATAACTACCCCAACGTTACACATTGTATCACCTAGCACATTCTCTGTAAATAAATTATCGAATGAGGAGTATTATTATACATCAGGGGAACTTGTATGTAGAAACTTCAGAAGACAGGGTAAAGTCCGAGACTTATCAGCGTAGGTGTAATTATGGTTAGATGGGTTAGGTTGAAGAATCAAAAAGCAGGCTCTGTTCACATCGTAAAGGATGATGTGGGCAATCCTTATTATTTTTTTGGGGATGAGAAAGGTATTGGGATGCCTGATGATTTGGCAGATAAATTAATGAAAACAGGAGCATATGAAGAATGCAAATCAAAATGGCATGATGAACAGAAAGTAAGGATAGAAGGGGGAATAGTTAAATCCGTTATGGATAAACTACCGAGCACAGTTAAAAAATTAGTAACTAAACAGATGAAGAAGAATAAGAAGAAGTGATAATATGGCGTTTTCGTATGAAGTAAAAAAGCAATCAATAATGGGAACTATGAAAGTAGTGATGGGAACATTCACTAATGCATCAGGTTCTACTGGTGGAGATATTGGCACGGGACTAAATAAGGTATATCATATTGAACTACAACATACAGGTTCAGCAGTTGTAGCCTCAGCTCCAAGTGTTAATGAAACCATGCCATTAGATAGTGGAGCGGTCACCATCGTTACAGTTGCAGACGCAGATGGGACATTCATAGCATATGGTATTTAATAATTTTTTATTTATTTTTATGATAGGGCGTGTGGTTAAACCTGACCTGCCCTTTGACAATCAAAACAAAAGGTGTTAATATGGGAACAACATTAAACGATAGAAAAAGATTTAATTTTCAGAGAGAAGACAATGCGTTAGTGATAGATTCAGGAGAGACTAAACCATGGGTTAAACTAATTGGTGGGGTATATAGGAGCACATTACCAACATATACCAATGGAGATTCAGCACTATTACATTTTACAAGTGATGGAAAACTAATGGTTGACACAGAACTAAACGTTAACGGGGACCTAAATATAGATAACGTTATAGCAAACCCAAGTTATAAAGGTTATAAGGCATATGAGGGAACACTATCCGTAGATACAGAATTGGATGTTTTAACAGATTTAGGTGCAACGGGTAGAACAGGATACATTTATAATAATAGTGGTTCTGATTTAGAAGTTGAGATTTATTCTGATAGTGCTTATGGTGATAGTTTTAATATTCCAACCTATTCAACGTTTTATATTGATGGATTAAAAACAGATAAGATTAAGTTAGTTTATAACGGCAGTTCAACACAGGATTATAAGATATTTATATCTAAGGCGGAGTGATTATAATGGTTAAAATGGAAATAATGCCTAATCTTAAAAAAGTTTTATGGGCTGGGAATAAAGGAGATAAACCAATATTAATATCCGATGGTTCAAGTAGTGCTCCTAGTTATTCATTCTCTGGGGATACTACGATGGGACTATATAGAGATGGCGTTAATTTACATATTCAAGAAAATGCTTCAGGGAATTTATTTATTAACGGTGGATTTAGAACTTATTATACGGGTAGTGCACAAGCGTCTACCTTTACAAATAATAGTGCAGGGATTGCAATGGGGAATAGTGCAGGTGTTGCATTATATTGGTCAAAATCAACAACAAGTTACCATACATCTTTTAATTGGGCTTTAGGTTCTGGTGTTAAGAGAACAATGGTTATAAGTGATTATAACAATAGAGGAACAGATTTTCCAGCATTTATAGATTATTCTAACCCTTCTCTGGTTGTGACATCATCAACATTGTGGACTGTTGCGGCAGATGAATATATGAGATTTCAACATAATGGAACTGATGGTGTAATAACAACAGGAAAAGGAAGTTTAAATTTAGATAGTTCTGGTGATATTCGTTTAATGGAAGATACATTTATGCGAAATCATTCAGGTATATTTTGGCAGAATGCATTTCATACTGTTGGTGGAATTAACGGTTCTGATGTGTTGCAGATTGCACCTGCAAGAAGCGTAACTGGAAGTGGAAATAATATTGTTGCGATTGTAGATTACGCACAATTAAAAACCAATATGGGAAGTGGTTCAATGCAAACAGACCCAACATTAAGAATATATTCTCATAATGCAGGAGCAACAAATCAAGATGAATATATTAATATTACACATAATGGAACAGATGGAGTATTAAGCACTGGTAAAGGTAGAATTAAAGTAGATAGTGGTATGAGATTGAAACACATTACTACTACAACAGATTATACTATATTAGAAAGTGATTATATTATTGGTGGAAATACAAATAATTCATACGGTTCAGACATACTTACCGACGGAACTATGGACATATGGACAGATAGTAATACATTAACTAACTGGAATAAAGATTTAGTTGGGGGACCAGGTAATGCGATATTAGACCAAGAAGGCACAATTAAAACAGATGGTAGTTATTCGGCTAAAATAACAAATGATTCTGATGGGACAAGTATATCACTATCTCAAGAACATACTGGATTAACAACCACAGATACATATACATTTAGTGTAGATGCACGAAATGGTGGAAGTGGAAATGCAATATTATTTTTCTTAAATTCAGCAGGAGACCATATTTGGAATTTCACAACTGAAAGTTGGGATAGTTATAGTCCACCACCATCATCAGACCAAGAAAAAATAATTACTTTATCTTCAACATTTGCAAATTATACAGCTAATGTGAAACCATATTCTGATGGTTCTTTGGTTCCATATATAAATGGAGATATAGGTAATGCAAGCACAATAGTATATTTTGATAATGCAAAATTGCAGAAGAAAACTGTAGGAACAGCAATAACTTTAACTTTACCAACAGCAGTGGAAGGTGCGACATATATAATTAAGGATGAAGGTGGTAATGCATCATCAAACAACATAACGATAGCAACACCAGGAACAGAAACGATAGATAGTAGTGCATCCACAACGATAGTGAGTAATTATAACTCGGTTACCTTATACAGTGATGGTAGCAATTGGTTTATAATTTAATGGTGATAGTATGGAAAATGAAACAATGAAAAAGACTGACGATGACACAATAGAAGTATCGAGACAAACCACAGTTGTAACGACATATAACCAGAAACAACTTAAAGAAGAATTGGAAGTATTAAATTCACACATAGCAAAATATCAGAAAAGAAAACTGGTTGTTGAAAACATGTTAAATAGATTTACCTCTGGAACAAAAGAAGACTAATAAGTGATTTAATGACTGACAAGGTTATATCTAAACTTAACACCATTCAAAACGCAATTAACGATATTAAAGTAGATATAGCCGTTATAAAAACAGACATAGGCTATATTAAAAAAAAAGATATAGACCAAGACAATAGGATAGACGAATTGGAAGTAAATCGCAATTTGGCATTTAGTAAATTAAAGAAACA